AGTCGTTCCACTGCCCGAACAGTTGTCCAAAATTGTATCGCCCTCATTCGTATATGTGAGCTGTAAATACTGGAATAGTGCTACTGGTTTTTGGGTTGGGTGCATACCTCTGTCTTTATCTCTATTATTAAAATATTGAACAGATGAAGGGTGTTTTAAATCTTCGTATTCTTTACCCATTCTGTTACTTTGCAATCCACCATAAACTTCTGTTGAAGTTCCATTACTTTTGTATCCGTTTTTCAATCTTGCTTTACCACTACCTTTTCGTTCTTCTTTTATCGGATTGTAAATTGTTTTGCCTTTAGAAAACACTAATATATTTTCGTGTTCTTTTAATGGTTGGTATTTAGCAACTGCAAAATTACTTCCTACTGCCTTTTCCCATATCCATTCATATTTAAACATATCAGGATTACTCATAACCAAAGCACTGGTAAATGGTTGACTTGCTGTTAAAACTATCGCACCGTTGTCCTTGATAATCCTTTTATATTGTTTCCATAAAATAAAGGTTCAAAAGGGATTATCGTGTCCCAGTGGCACGCGGTCGTTTGATATGGCAAATCTGTAATAATTGCGTCTATTGATTTATCTGGAATATGTGGCATAAATTCAAGACAATCGGCACAGTGAACCTTATTGATTATATCTTCTATTTTATACATAGTATTTCTTTTTTAACTTCTTCTAATTCCTCGTTTATTTCCGATTCCCAGAAGCGAATAACTTTATACCCGTGTTTTTTAGCATAGTTATCTTTCGCTTTTCCACGAGATATATTATTTTTTTGTGTTTTATTTAAAATCTTGAATTTATCAGGATTACCGTGCCAATAATCGCCATCGCACTCTATAAAGGTTTTCTTATTTGGTAAGAAAAAATCAAACACCCAGAACCCATATATTTTTTGAAACTCAAATGGTATTTTCATTTCCACCAAAGTTTTCGCCATTATCTTCTCTATTGAAGTATTTGATTTTGGCATTCTACCAGAAGATATTTGCTCTAATGTTTTTAGACGGATTTTATCTTGTGTAATGGTGCTATCTTTATAACGCTTATTTGTTATCTTTTTTAGTAACTCTTTGGTTTTTTTAGAATGTCCTTTTCCACGAGTAGGGTTCTTTTCCCCAAGCATCAATTCTCTTTGCGTTCTTCTTAAAACCGAATTTCTTTTTAATATATTTCTAACGGAGGAATCACTTATATTGAAATCTCTACTGATTTCTATGGAACTTCTGCCCTCTTTGTATTCTCTAATAATTTTACCTACGATTACTTTATTGGTTATCTTCTTATCCAATCCAAAGCATTTTTTAGAGCAAAACATAGGAGCATTCTTTCCGTTCTTTATTCTAAAAGAAACATAAGATGGAACACTCTCAAAATCTTTTCCGCAGTATTTACATTTTGTGATTAACATTTTCATACTACCATTATATCATATCTACATAAAAGAAGCAGGTCGCAGAGCACCATATCGATGCTTTTATCTGCAAGAAACTTCATAACTTCAAGGCAATCGCCCTGTATCAAGCTATTTGGTTTCACCTCCCCTATAATGGTAGATTAGCAAGATTTTTAGCTTGTTCAAACTAAGGGTGGCTCGGCTTCTTTTAAGGATTGCCACTCAATCACGCCCGAGTTGATTACTGATAGTAATTGTTCTGAGAATTATTATTTTTTTCCTCAAAACGAGATTTCTTCTTATCTCGACATACCTTACAACGCTTCGGAGGAACAAAACCACGCTCCTGATAAAATTCCTGATCACGTTCAGTGTATCTGAACTCTTGACCGCACTCAATACATTTAATAAATATATCAGGCATAGATTTATTCTTCTTTTGGAACATCAACCGGCACAGTTCCTTCAGCCGCTTCATCAACTGATTTAGTTTCTTCAGCCGCTTCATCAACTGATTTAGTTTCTTCTTCTTTCTCTTCACTTATATCTGGAACTAATGCAATCTTACATTGTTCAAGTAAAGGAGCAGCCTCATACTCAGGAAGTTCTAATCGATTATCAACTGACTGCATAACACCCTTAAACTCAAACTCAACAAGCACTTCATAAGTTTCATAAATTGACATAACTTTATTTGATTTAGTTAATTTTTTACCGGTGCCTCGACCCTAAACACCTTTCTTTATTTTAATTTTAACGTTTCCGGTAAGCTTAATACCGGAGGTTCTTTCGGTTTTTGCTTACTATCAAAGTTTTCGTACTGCCACACCTTTCGGACATTTTCAAACACCTTATAATGATCCCGCCAATCAGGATACACCACAAAACGATAACCATTCTTATTCTGTGCACCAAGCTGTAAACAAGCAGTCTGCACAACTTCAATATCGGTATTCTCTTCAATAGCTTTTGCATAAGAAGCGAACTGCAAAGGAAAATGAGTATGAATACCTGAAGAACTTTTAATATCCAGTAAAGTAATCTCACCATGAATTTTATAGAGGCGATCAAGCCGGCCGGCGTATTTACCTTTACGGGAAAACACAGCAAACTCTTTCGCTATCAATTCAGGTTTATATTCATTATACCAATCAACAAAAGAAGATATTTTATACCACTCCTCAGTAGAATATCCTTCTTTATTTAACTCAGTACCTTCTTCCAGCAACTCCGTGGCTATGTGGATTCGGGTGCCACGCTCACCGGCCTCTGATTTAATACGTTGTGATTCGTTCCAACCCTTTTCCGCAATCCACTGTGTAAGATATGTAGATTGCGGGAAAGCATTAAGAATGGTGGTACTTGATGGAAATATTCCAAGAAAACGACCCTTAGAACCATCTTTTTTCAGTTTCCATACCTTATACCAGTGACCAGAAAGCGTATCCGCTAATTCAACAATATAGGATTTAAGAATGTTCATTATTATTTTTTACATATCCCCACCGGTAACATCCTGATTATCCAACCATTCTTGATTCATGATTGGTTTACCTTCGTTATTCTTCGGTGCGTAGATTTTAATTATTTTTGCGGGGTTACCTTGACCTTTAGTTTCCTCAACGAACGTGAGTTTCACTACTTGACCTGGACGAAGAGAGTTCATCTGACCGTTGAAGAGATCGTTGCGGCCCCACACACTCCAACTTTCACCTTTCTTAACCTCTGTTGGATTTCCTTCCGGTTTACCACTTACTAATCTATGAAATGAACCTTTCTCAGTATAAAACTCATAAATGGAGTTTGGACCATATTGAGTTTCAATATCATGACGCGCCTTAACGAACGTACCAACAACAAAATCTCCTATTTTGCCCCAATCAATAGTGTTGGACGATACTTCTGACTCTGGACCGAAATTATCATCAGCGAATATATCTTTTTCTTTTTTTTCTACCATGTTTTTATTTTTTATTATTATTTTTTTTAGAATCAGCCGTCACTTCGTTTATCACGACGCCGGCTCATTCTGTTTTTTCCCTCGACCTTTCTTCTTTTTTACAATTTTTGAAATTGTACCTTTGGTAACATTAAAATAATCAGCAATATACACAAGAGGGTATCCGCGTTTAGCCATTTGTATAATTTTTTTATTGCGTTGAGCGATACTAACCGCTCTTGCTTTTGTTGGTCTTGCCATAATGTTTCTATTATACTAAACTAAGTTTATAAATGTCAATGCTCATGTTATCCACAACTGCTACTTTTATGTTTCTATTTAATATGATATCATATTTTAACAACCACTGCCTGTGGATAATTAATAAACGATTATGACACTACCTATTAAAATAAAACAATGGTTAAACAACAGAGGAATAACAGATGAAGTTATTGAAAATAATAATATTGAATGGAATGGCAGCCAAATTGTGATTCCCGTTTTTCATCCTGATTATTACTTCGGGAAATTTCTTTTTAACAAATACAGAAGAGATCCATTCGGTCCAAAAGATGTACCAAAATATAAATATGACAAAGGAGCAACCGCTCAACTTTATAATGCTCATAAGATAAGACCCTCAACCAATACAATAATCATTACAGAGAGTGAATTAGATGCCTTGTGTCTTGAATCACACGGATACATGGCCGTATCTTCTACCGGTGGAGCCGGAGTTTTTAAAGATGAATGGTTACCATTTCTTACAGGTAAAGAAGTTTATATTTGCTATGATAACGATGACGCCGGTATTAAGGGTGCGGTAAAACTCTTGACAAAACTGCCCACAAAACTTGTGATGATACCAAGAGAAAAAGGAATCAAAGATATTACAGAATATCTTATATATTACACTTCGCCTGCTATGCTACTTAAAGAAGCAGAAAAATTTCCCATTCTTGCCGAGCCGGTGCCGGAGTTAAAAAAAATTAAAGATGTCAAAAGACAAATAAAAATATATAATAATCTTCTTGATGAACTTTTATATAAAGAACGAGAAGCAAAAAACACCGGCAAGGCATTTATTCATTATGATTATATCCGTCAACTTTTACTTAACGCTATAGGTAATCTACGCCGGGAAATACGAAAAATACGATATTTTAAAAAACCGGTGGAAGTAAAAAACGAGGATAATAAAATAACCGATGAGGACATAGCAAGAGCCAAAAAAGTGCCAATAGAGAAACTTTATTCGGGACAACTTCGAATATTCGGCAACAAGGCTGTGGGGATATGTCCGTTTCATAATGAAGTATATCCTTCCTTTACAATTTATCTTGATGAAAATAAATTTTACTGCTATGGCTGTTCGGCCGGAACGGATGCCATTGATTTTATAATGAAAAGAGATGATTGCGATTTCGTTACGGCCGTTAAAAAACTAATCAATAAATCATGGTAGATAAAAAACTTAAAAACCTTAAAAACCTTGAGACAGAACTTAAAAAAGTATATCTCATTAACGATTCTCATATTGCCAAAGTTTTACTGGCTCTGGTTGTATCACAATTTACTTCATCTGATCCGATATGGACGGTCATCGTGGCTCCATCGGGAGGGGGAAAATCGGAATTTATAAATATGCTCTCTGATTTTAAATGGACTAAACCCGGTCCAAATGAACCGGAACAGGTAGTTACACCCATATCAACACTTACTTCCCGCACCTTCGTCTCCGGATTTAAAACCGCCGGCAAAGATCCTTCACTTTTAACCAAAATTTCCAGAGGCATCATCACCATTAAGGACATGACATCACTCTTATCGGAACACAAAGATGACAAAGCGGTAATCATGGCTCAGCTTCGGGAAATCTATGACGGTAAATATAATAAGAAATTCGGCACAGGTGAAGAAGTAAACTGGGAAGGAAAAATAACCGTCATCACCGGCGCTACCTATGCTATTCATTCTATGAGACGACAATATGTAGCTATGGGTGAACGCTTCCTTTTTTATAATCTTATTCAGCCGGATAGGGAAAAAGCGGCGGAAAAAACAATGAAGAATCAGGAGGATGGTAAAATGACAGAGCATCGTAAAAATTTTGCTCAGCTCTTTAACGCGCTTGCCGTAGATGTTTTAGAAAAAACAATACCTCTCGGAATACCGAAAATGGATAATAAAACCCGCAAGGATATGATTTCCCTTGCCGAATTATCCACTCGCGCAAGGTCTGATGTAGAACGAAATTGGGGAAGCCCACAACAAGAAATAACTGATGTACACCCGCCGGAAATGCCCACGAGGTTTGCCGGTCAACTTCAAGCTCTTGTGCAAAGTTTAAAAACGGTTAATTATTATGAAATTGGAAAGTTTGAATTGCTTGAATCAGATAAAACTATTCTTAATAAAATGTCTCTTGATTCCGTAACCAAGATGCGCCGTATTATCATGCAGGAATTATCTAAATATGACACAATAGAAACTGCCGGCCTTGCGACAAAATTAGGACTGCCTACCAGTAGCGTCCGGCGTTACCTTGAAGATTTAACCGCGCTGGAGGTGGCCAACAGAGAAAAAGGATCAGGGCCAAGGGGCGACCGGTGGCAGATTAAGAAACACTACAGAGAATTGATGACGAAATTTGAAGATATTGTTTACGAGGAAGGCAAGGAACTAACGGAAGAAAGTATTGAACCGGATGATCAATCGTTAGAAGAGGCAATTAAAATAGGGGAGGAAAACGAAGATAAGGGTATTGATTTATGAAAATAAACAAAATCATACAAGGAGACGCATTGGAGGAGTTAAAAAAACTTCCCGATGAAAGTGTAAATATGTGTGTTACAAGTCCGCCTTATTGGAGATTGAGGAATTATGAAATTGAAGGACAATTGGGACTTGAATTAACATCTCAAGAATCTCGTAGCCTGGTGCTTACGTGCTTACGTGCTTTATTTTTAGGATCATTCTTCCGGCGATGATAACTTTTTAAAGCTATTAAACGTCTCTTTTTTTTATTCTTTTCAACCCATTTCTTCCAAGACTCATAATTTTTCTTTTTATATTCCCGCTTATACTCCGGTGTTTTTCTTCCCCACCAAGCCGCAGAATATTCTGCCAACTTCTTACTATATAAATACCGGTGTTTATGACAGAGACCACTAATCCACCCAACTGAACCTCGTTTTGGCCTAAAGGGAACTCCGCAAACCTTACAAAACTTGATGGTTTTTATATCTTTATAATATGCTCTTTTGTTAATTTTATCCGCCATATTTCAACATTTCTTGTATTTGATCCATGCCAATCGGCGTATCACCTAACATTTGATTTGACAGATCCACTTTTGCGTGAAGTACTTTTTTTACATAATAATCAACCGTGCCACGGGCTAAAAGATTGATAATTTGAACCGACCGTTCCTGACCAATTCTATGAGAGCGACCTTCTCTTTGCTGCATTTTAGCTAAAGACCATTCTTGATCATAATGAAATATCACTGACGCGCGCTGGATGTTAAGACCAAACTGCCCGGCCGAAGTCATTATCAACACTCTATGCTCATCATTATTATTAAACCTTGCCACTATATCACTATATTTTTCCTTAATCTTGCCGCTTATCTTAAGCGGCTTATACCCACTTAACTCACGTTCCAATATATCCGCCATTTCCGCAAACTGAGTGAATACAATCGCTTTTTTATTATCATCTAACGCTTCCACTAACAATTCTTTTAAGGTATCCAGTTTTGAGCTTCGTGTATTATGTCCTAAAAGCTCCGTACTATCGGCAAGCTGACGCAACCGGAGCATTTTTACTAACGTATATTGAATAGTCATAGGAGTTTCCAATTTCGCAATGTCGTTCTTTTCTATCTCAAACAAAATCTCTTTCTTTAACTTTTTATAAAGTGTTTTTTCCTCCTCTGACAACTCCAAGGGAATATCCGTGATTATTTTTGCCGGCAATTCCGGCAATACTTCATGTTTCAATCGCCGGATCATGTATCTCTTTAATTTTTCCCGCAACTCGTCCATATTCTGGTAGCCAAAGATACCACCCCATTGATTTTTGAGACAATAGCGCTGTAAAAACGTCCAATAATTTCCTAATATACCCGGCTGACAAAAATCAATAATGTTCCATATCTCATTTGCTCGATTACTTATCGGTGTTCCGGTCATAGCTATCCGGCGCCTGGCCCGTAGCTTTTTGATTGCTTTTGCCTGTTTCGCCTGCGGATTGCTTATCTTTGTCGCTTCATCCGCGATGATTATATCCCACTCACAATAATTCATCTCTTCAAAATCCCGTAACAATAACTCATAATTCACCACATAAAATCTCGCTTCACTCTTCCATAATTTTCTCCGCTCTACCTTAGTTCCTTCTATAACCACAACCGAAGCGTCCGGAATAAACTTTTCAATTTCCTGCGCCCATTGCCATTTCACTGCCACCGGCGCGAATATCAATACCTTTTCTGCTTTCGCTTTCTCACACACAGCCAAACTCTGAACGGTCTTGCCCAAACCCATTTCATCTCCTATAAGTCCAGATCCTATTTTATATAGGAACGCGGCCCCAACTTTCTGGTATGGAAATAAAGGCAAGGGAGTGTCAAACTCCGTGTCCGGCATAACCGCCAACGCTTCCGCTTCACGCGCTTGTTTCCGGTCCCGCTTCACTTCATCCCACAACTTCAGCTCTATAGTAAATCCCTTTTTAGCAAGGCGCTCTATGCTCTCATGGCTTCCGGCAAGGGGAATGTACCAGTGTTTTGTTGCCGGATTATATTTACGGCCTTCCAGTGTCTTTATGAAACTCACCAGCTCCGGCCGGTAGGAAAATGATATTTCCACTACATTATTATTTTTGCGGACTATCATTTATATAATTTTTTATGTATCTCTTTTAACTGCGGGCTCACAATATGTGAGTAAATCATGGTGTTATCCAAGCTCCGGTGTCCCAGAAACTTACTCACAAATGCTATATCTACACCGCGCTTCAACATATCCGTAGCTAAACTATGTCGGAAAACATGCGGACTTACCCTTTTCTCTATTCCGGCCGTCAAAGCTCTTTTTTTAACCATCATCTGAACGGCTCGGGGAGTAATAGGAAATAACTTTTCTCCTATATTTTGATATCCCTCCATTATTTCAAGATATTTTTCAATCGCTTTTTTTGCCCCCGGACTGAAATAAACAACTCTCTGCCAACCGCCCTTGCCGATAATAGGAAACTCACTCGTTCCTTTCTCATCCAATAACGGGATCATCTCTATGGACTTCAACGCCAACGCTTCCGATATTCTCATACCGGTGGAGAACAAAACTTCTATCAACGCCCGGTCCCGAAGATTGCGCTTCCCCTCCGGCTTTATGGCGGCAATTATCTGCTCCACTTCTGATCGTTCAAGAAACGATATTTGTCGTTTCTTATTCTTCATTGTTTTTGAACGTTTCATCTTGACACGATTGACACATACCGGATATCTCAAACTCCCTCAAAGACAATCTGTCCTTAAAGTCCTCCGGCTTAATCGGTTTTCCACATATCGGACACTGGCCAGTTTTTATACGTTGCCAAGCACCCGGAAATAATTTTTTTATTATGTCTTTGTTCATTTTTTTATTTATCCTCAAAACTCCAATAGCAAAAAAGCCCAAGCTACTTTAATTCGCATAAACTTTTCACTATCAGATTTTTAAGATACAACCGGCGGATATTTTAGTGTATATAACCGCCCGTGTTCTGCCCGTCTATTTCCGGACCGCCAAACTCTTGTTTAGCCCGTAGAGTTATGAACGGAGGCAACTCACCAGCAAAGTAAACAAAGTTTACTGGTATTCTGAGAAGTTTCACACCCTTGCGCCAGCGTCTTTATATATTTATCCAGCTTGCGGGGTAGCTTGTATGCGACCCACCGGACAAACTTTTTAGACCATTCTCACAAGGTGTGTTATACGCTCCTCGTCAATACCGGCGATAACCTATCACCGACATTGCCAAGAGCCAAACTTTTTATTTAGCGTCCCTAATCTGTAGTATAGCCCGCCATACTTCATTAACCCGATCCACCTCGTCATTATGTTCGTTGTACTCTTTTTTGCGTATATCTAATCCTAACTTATCAAAAAGATGTGCAACACAAGTTCCACAAGGCCATCCATATATCTGTTTTTTTCCCTCAACATAACCGCCTTGTATTTCACATCCGGTATTTTCAACCAACCACAAACGTAAATCCTCCCGCGCTTTCTGATATTTTTTTTCCATAATTTTTATTCCCTTATAGGCATCAACATCGCCCGACCTTTCTGATTATTATCCCCGGCCTCCAACATCACCGGCTTCTCCGGACCATATACCTTAATCTTAACCTGCTTCTGCGCCCCTCCAAGCTTTCCTATTATAGTTAAAAGCTCCGCCAAGTAATCACCATTAATTATTACTTCCACCATTGATTGACCGGTAGGAAATATCCCCTCGTATTCCGGAAACTGGCCCTCTACTTTCCGGGCCGTGGTGATATGCGCCGTTTCCAGATCCGTTGTCAGAAACTCCACCCGCTTGTCATCCACATACTTTATAGCCACATTATTGACTATCGGCAAGTTTTTATTCTTCGGTACTTTTATATCTTTCAAACCCCTTGCCGGTACAATAAACGGTTTACACCCCCGCATTGCTTTTGCGCCGTCCACTACCGGAAAATCCTCCGGCTTTATTTCCGCCGACGTTCCTATCTCCAACAACCGGAAACTATCAGTGGCCACCGTGCGATCCTTGCGAAATAACACTCCGGAGATCTCCGGCCTCGTCTCTGATTTACTTGCTATCTTTGCGACTTCAAGATTTAGATTGTTATATAACATTTATACTTTTTAACATTTTTTTCTCTACGCCCTTTTCGGTTTCGGCCCAAATATGCCGGCGTTCGGAAACTGCCACAAAACCATCTTCGCGCATATTGCCGGACTCATCCCAGAAATAATAAAAAGCTACTTGCGGGATTATGTTATTTTTACCTCTTCGTTTTTCTTCTTTCCATTCTTCAATTGCCTGATTATACGCCTTCGCCTGTCTTGCGTTGTATTCTTCACAAGTCATCACCTCAATTTGATAACTCTTCGGCTCATCACCCTGTACTCCTGTTATTGTTTTCATATTTTTATTTATCTATTTTTATTTTGACCTTAAAACCGCATTTCCCAACGTTTTAAATGCGGCTTTTTGTTTTTTGGCGTTTATTGCCTTTTTACTTTTTGCCTTTTGGTGGCGTTCCTCTGTGTGTTATCAAGTCTTGAACTGTGCCATTTGAGTAATCAAGCAGTTTTGCGTTAAACTTTCCATCTTCAGTAGTTAATACCAATCTAAACATATACTGTCGTGTTGGTATTTCTTCCAATCCTTCGGCGATTATATCAATATCTAAATATCTATTGCCTCCCTGCCCTTTGCTTGCCCGTTCGCTTGTTGTTTTTGCGTATAGTTTCATATCTTTATTTTTTGTTATCAAAGCGTCCCCAAAACCAAGCTTGAGCTTTTTCGTTCAACTTTTCGTATATATTGCCAGCAATAGCATTTATTGCGTTTTCTTCTCCCGTGAAAGCATAGATTTCAGGCACTCCAACCGCTAGCCACAAGTCAGATTGTGCGACCTCTAGCAAATCATAAGTATAAACTGGAACAGAACCATCCACAATTTCCGTTATTCTGTCTTCTGGGTATTTATCGTTTAGTATGTCCTCTTTCTCGTCTTCTAATATTTCAATTAAGTTTTTTTCTAACCTCTGTATAGTTAGTTTTTTCTCTTCCATATTTTTTAATGTGCTCCCCGTTGGGTAGGAACGGTTAACCCGTTCACGACTTTTTGACGGGTTGAGGGTTTTAGCCCCTCATTACTGCATCAAGCCATTTACTTTAATTAATAGCTTTTTGCCGGTTGTTTTGACCTTAAAATTATCAATCATTATAATAGTATTCGGAGCACGTGAGCCGTGAGTATTCCGGCATAGAGATCACCAACAGGAAACTGGCCCGCTATAATCCACATCATAAACCCGAACACGTCAACGGTTATAATTGTACCAATTATAAAACTGATAATTTTCATTATCTTCATAACTCCATTTATTTTAATTTACTACGACTTTTATTATTTCAATCTACTACGTAACGGCGAGAGATTGAGAGAGAGGCCGGGGATCGGTAAGAAACCAGCACACCATAATTTACTTGAAACGTCAAAATCTTTAGTGTTTGAGCGATCACCTGCGATCGGGACCGTTGACTCCAGTTATATTATATTGTATTACTTTATGAGCCGGCACCGGTAGCAGTTGATTTCTTTTTTAAGTTTCTATTTTAATCCTACTCCTCAATTTTCCATTTGTCAAGCCCCCCTACTTATCCACAGGCCGTCATTTGGTTAAACTTCGCTTTTTATGTAAAGAACGAAACATTAAAACAATAAAAACCGCTTAAAATAAAGGTATTTACTCCGGCCACCCGGCCCGGCCACTTTCAGCGCTTATTTTGCTTGACACTTTATTAATTTTATAGCAAACCCCCAGCCCGCAAAATCGGAACCCAAATCTCTAATATATTAACTATTAGGGACCCTAACACACGCCCATGAGTGCTTATTATAAGTACCCCACACCAAAACCACCCAATATTTTTCAAAAGGGTGGTCAGGCAAATTATGGTGGTATATTTTTTCTATTTAAACCTCTGTTTTATCAAATCCCTCCGTTCTATCGGAACACTCCACATACCCTTAACACAAACAAGCACATCATCACTATTCCTCTTTACTTTTCCTCCATACAACTCACAAAACTGTTCATCAGTAAGATTCTCCTCCGGTTTATCCCTAATAACTTTCGCTATCTTTGATTTATATCCGCCAAACTCTTTATTATACGCATCCTTAAGCAAAGTATGAAAATATGCCGGTGCTTTTCCTCCATACCGCTCAAGAAGATCCCTAAGATTTCTCTCTTCGACCTTATCTAAAAATATACTAACTCGCTTTTTGCTCTTCTTACTCATATTTTTATGGTAGCACACTACACTTTTAAATGCCAACTTTTTACTTGTGGATAACTATTTTAACCCCCTCTTATTACTTTCCAAAAAATACAACGCTTAAATAAAGGGCTTATTTAAGCATATCACACATTATGACACACCCTACATAGGGTAAAAAACTTTTTCTTTCTTTAAGGATTAGTCTCAGTATAGACATATTGGTATTGGAAAAAAAATACCTTTACCTATATCCCTGTGGGTCATAATATATAGGACGCTTTTTTTCTTGTTAGAAAAATGTTATACTAAAAATAGAAATTAAAATGAAAAATAATCAAATCGGAGTAATGGAAAATCAATCGTATTGTCCTTGTGGGAATATAACCCAAGATGGACGCAAGTGCTTAAAATGTTTTGAAAGACAACTGGAGAAATGCCCTTCAGCATTAGAGGCATATAAAAAACACTGGGAAGAAATAAACAAAAAATACAAAGAAGACGAATTGGTGGAGGAGAAACTTTACAATTTGTGATATAA